CTAAAGCTCAAAATGCCCTTGCCGCCCCGATGGAACGACCGAGCAGGGATCCTGATGAATTATCACATCCGATCCAGGAAAATGATGCAGGATCGCCTGCTCCACCTGTTCCGCAATCACGTGTGCCTGAACCAGCGGCAAATTGTCTTCCATTTCGATATGAATCTGAATAAATCGGGTCGGCCCTGACTGTCGCGTCCGTAAATCATGTGCGCCCCGGACGCCCGGCCACGAAGTCACAATATCAATGATGGCCTGATGCTCGGATTCGGGTAACGCCCGGTCCAAAAGAGATTGCACGGCCTCGTGGCCCATGCGAATCGCGTTATACAAAATATAGACGCCGATCCCTAATGCAAACAGGGAATCCGCGCGATGCCAGCCGTACCAGGACAGCGCTAACGCAACGAGAATCGCACCGTTCATCATAACATCAGACTGATAATGAAGCATATCGGCCCGCACGGCCTGGCTCTGCGTTTTCCTGACCACCCAGCGTTGAAAGGTCACCAGAATTAGCGTGCTAACCAGGGCGATGACCGTCACGATAACCCCGACCATCGGCTGCTTCATTGGCTCAGGGTCAGCCAGGTGCTGAATACCCGTTAAAAACAGGAACAGTGCAGAACCTGAAATAAACATGCTTTGTGCCAGGGCTGCCAGCGACTCCGCTTTACCGTGACCAAAAGTATGCTCTTCATCCGCAGGCTGGAGCGAATAGCGCACAACCAGCAGGTTAGTCAGCGAGGCGGCAATATCCACCAGCGAATCAACCAGAGCCGCCAGAATACTGACCGATCCGGTGTACCACCAGGCGAAAATTTTAATCAAAAGTAACAGCGACGCCATCAGCGTGGCAGCAATCGCCGCACGGCTGACCAACCGCCCATATTGTTGATTCATAGGGGCTCCAACAAGAGAATGTTGGCTAGTATAGCGGATTCGTCCTAACTCTCAGGCAAAAAAAACCCGCCTGGTGAGGCGGGGAAGACAGGGATGGTGTCAGATAATGCCACCTAACCAACTGATATAAATGGATTTATATCATACGCTGTCCACATAGCGTCCACATTGACTCAAAAGCCCCTGCCCGTCAGGGGCTTTGTTTTTCATCCTGTAGAGGTTATAACCAACTTTTAACCCAATGTTTAATAAGGATGTTCTCTATGCTCAGCCTCAAATCAACAACTGCGGTCGTTGCCATTTTTTTATCTATTACCGCCCACGCCCAAACTAACAACGTAAAAACCTTGCAGAAGCAGCTAAAACTCTGGCAACCAATTGAAATCACGGAAAAGAACAACATTGCCACGGTCATTTTAAATGAAAACCGAATCACGCCAGATATCTATGAGGCTGTTATAACTACAGGGGTATGCTCAGATGTTTGGACCAAAGATGTACCGAACACCTATATGAAAACAACCAAAGAATTGCATGTACTGAATAAACACAAAGCAATGGGGTACGTCCTTGAAAAACCACTAGCAACATGTGATGAGATGGGGAAAGAAAGTCCCGAAAGAGCAAAAGTAATTATGCTTTCCAATACCCATTTGTATTGACCTAACCTGCTAAACGTCAAATAAAAAACCCTTGCACGGGCCTTCTTTTTGGTAGCTATCAAATTGAAATAAAAGGATTTATTTCTATCAATGTCCACACATTGACCACACATCGATTAAACCAACACACTGGCTCGCGATCCGCGGGCCATTTTTTTAAAACATTGTCATTTTTGATATAGTGTTTTACTATACATTAAATCAATTGAAAGGAAGCAATCCAATGAAACTATTCCACGGCTCACGCATTAACAATGCACCAGTAATCAAAATCGGCGCTTTTGCCATGAGTGGTGATAACGTTTTTGATGGCCTGTTCGCCTGTTCAGATAAGGACATCGCCGCCTCTCACGGTGATTACGTCTTCGCTTACAACGTGAATCTAATTGCTGATAATGCCGCCCTGAATGCCCGCATTTCAGAGGTTATTGATTATCTGGCCGGTGAAGTTGAGGCAGATGAAGACGAGATCGACGCTCTGGCAAACGCCCTGGCTGATGATGAGTGTGGCGATGCTTTCGCCGGTATTCTTTCCCCTCGCTCATGCACCGGGGATGTTGGCTGGGAAATGCAACGCCTGCGCGGCCGCATAGCTGCACACCTTGGTTTTGATGCGGTGGAAATGGAAGACGAGCACGGCACCTCATATCTTATCGTTAACCCTGCAATCTTCGCGGAGTAAGCCGTTATGTCGTTAATCGAATACATCAGGAAATACTACAACGGCAATCAGCGCTCGTTTGCCCGCCTGCATGGCGTGCAGCCCGCACAGGTTACTCAGTGGATAGACAAAAAGTTTATTGTTATTGAGCACACCCTATACAGCCCACGCCGCCCCCTCACCTTAAAAGACATGAGCTAATACGAGGTAACCGCCAAAGCAAATAGCACCATAAAAAAAGCCCCTCGATTGAGGGGCTTCTCGTTTACATCCAGTGAATTTGCTGCTGACCGCCCGGTATCGGGTGCGGCATAACGGGCGTTCTTTCGCCCGGCTTAACGATGTAATGCTTCACCGTCTCCAGCGTGACAAAGGTCGCACTACAATTCACGTTCTGGCACTGGTGATAACGCTCTTTTGTTTCCGTTGAATGATAACGGCTGGTGCGGGCATGGGCCGCAGTCTGACATAGTGGGCAATGGAACATTTCAACACCTCGGATGGCTTCGTCTGATGTTGTTATTTTACGCATTAAATCATTTATTAACAATGAGTTATGAACTTTTACGCACATTATTCACTCTCCTGATACTCAACGTCATTAAGCCTCACCTCAAGCTCTAAGGACGTCGTGAAGCCGCTATTACTGAGCGAGTGGGACACCTTAGTAATCGTCCATGACTGCCCGTCTATCACGCGCTTAAAGCCCGAGACGGCGACCGGCATTTCCGGATATAAATCCGCACGTCCCATTGCCAGGCTGATTGAAAACTCCGCCACACCGCGTTGCAGCTTGTCCCACTTCGCCTGGGCGGCACGAATGGCCTGCGCCTTGCTGGAGTAAATGGTCGTCAGCGCAAAGACGTTATCGTCCTCCCCGACCATATACTCCCCCTCGCGGGCTTCTTTTTCCTTCGTCACTGGTCGGGCTTTTACCGGCTGCGCTTTCGGGTGCTGGAGTGCGCGCAAGTGCTGCGGCTTAGGTTTCCGCTTAAGCTTCACCTTCTGCTTTTGCTCTTTGGGGTCTTTAGTGTGCAACCACTTCACCGTAACGCCGGTGTAAGCGCCCCGATCGGCAATCGCAAACTGATGTCGGTCGCCGTCCCTGCGCTCGATAGTCATCTGCGGAATGGGCTTGCCGCTGGCCGTGACGCCGTTCCCGGCCTTCAAAAAAAGCAGTTTGCCCATTTTTACCAACACCTCCGCCCCGTTGCGCTCGGCAAGTCGGGTGAGAAACTTCGCGTCGGACTCCTGCGACTGGTCAATATGCGGCACAGGAATCCCGGCAAACTGCGGCGCAACGCTGGCCGTCAGCTTGTTGCGACCGGCGATAGTTTCCAGCACCGCGCCGAGCGTGGTGTCATGGTATGAAGTTTCACGCCGGGAATTGAGCGTACCGCGAAAATCCGCGCTGCGCGCCCGGATGGTCAGCGTATCCGGCGCGCCCCGGTGCTCGATTTCATCAACCGTAAACTGCCCTTTCCCGATGAGCGCCGCCCCCTGCCAGCCGAGGAAAAGCGAGAGCACCGCACCGCGAGTCGGCAACTCCACAAGCCCGTCGGTGTCGTCGAGTTCAATATCAAGCTGGTCAGCCTCAAAGCCCCGGTTATCCGTCATGCTGAGACTAATCAGCCGGTCGCTGATATTGCGCGTAATATCCTGGCTGTTCAGCGTCAGCATAAACGCCGGGGCCATGCTGGCACCCGCGTCGATCGTCATTCCCGTCAGCATTAAAACAATCCCCCGATACCGCTTTGCACCTTCCCGGCCATCTCGCCTGCGCTGCCGATGAGGCTGTCAGCCTGGCTTTTTAAATCACCGAACATGGACGCAAGAGATTCATCCACCCGCGTAAGGCTCACGTTAAAATCAATTTTGCGCGCCGTGCCGTCTGCGAAAAACTCGCTGTAGGTTTCGCTCACCGAGTTAATAACAAACATGCCGTAAATCGTGCCGCTGCCATCGAGCAACGGCCACGCTCGCCCCTCGTCGGCCATCATGTTGACGGCCAGCAATGACAGCTTTCCGCCGGTAATCTCCGGCATCAGGCTTCCACTCAGGGTGATTTTTTCCTCGTTAACGCCGAGAAACTGCACCGCCGGGCGCTGCCCGACGCGACTGTTTGACGGCCAGCGATAATCAACATTTCGTTGCAGGTTCTGGTACGGCAGGGTCTGTAACTGAAAAACAAACATGCCGAGGGCAAGCATCATCGTTGTATCTCCTAATCGTGCATCATGCTGGCGCGCTGTTTTGCCCGCTTCTCGCGCTCGTATTTATCAAGGCCGTCGCGGAGCTGGCGCTCAAGTTCGCCGCCGTTCTGCACACCGCCACCGATAGCGATGTGGTACTGCGGCGCGCTCTGGTCGATGAACGTCTTGCCGGCAACGGGTTTCACCGGCTGATAAGCCCCGTATCCACCGGTCAGCACACCGCCCGACGGGGAAATCCCACCCGCACCGTTTGCCCTGGCGTTTACTTTGTCCGCCTGCTCGTCGAGCTGGCCCGACTGCTGATTAATCAGCCCGAGCTTGTCGAGTATCCAGTCGATACCGTCACGCAGCGCCTTAAACGGAGCCATAGCCATGCGAAACGCACCGGCTATGGCCTGCCCGAACGCGACCCCGGCGTTTTTGCAGCTATCGAGGCTTTCCTTGCTGGATTTCACCGGCTCAATCAGATTTTTGAACCATTGCCATGCATCCTGGAGTTTCTGCCCCAGCCATTCAAAAACAGGCTTCAACGGGGAAAACAGTTCGGACACCGGCGCAAACGCCTCTTGCAGCCCCTCAACGACACCGCCGAAAAAGGCGCTGATGGGTTGCCAGTATTTCCGGATCAGAAGCGCCCCGGCCACGATAGCCACCCCGACCGCCACAATCGGCCACGTCAGGCCGCCGATAACTGTCATAATGGCGCTACCGGCCACGCTAAAGACCGTCCCCAGCATTCCGGCAGCGGCAATGATGGCATTCACCCCGGCCACAACCGGCCACGCAATAAGCCCAATACCCCCGATAACCCCAATAAACGCCAGGGCACCCGTTACGACGGTAAACAAGGTTTTCGTTAATTCAGGATTGGCCTTTGTCCATTTCCCCACAGTACCAAGCCATTCCGTCGCCGATGTGGTGAGTTTACGGAGAGAGGAATCTTCTTTTTCGAATACCTCGATTTGCACATCTTCCCATGCTGACTGAAGATTTTTTAAATCACCATCAAGATTATCCGTCTGTATTTTGGCAATAAGCTCCGTTGTACCTAGCGAGTTTTTAATCTCATCACGTTTATTATTCAGTGAACCATTACCGGCAGCGGCAACCAGCTTAACCGCGCCTTTCATCGCCTCTTCACCAAAAATAACTTTCAGATATTCGGCCTGCTGCGCAGTCCCAAGCTTATTTCTCTTAAACGACGTGTTAATCGCGTTAAGAATACCGTTGACCGGCAACATGTTGCCTTTCCTGTCGCGGGTCTTCACGCCGAGCTCATCCAGCGCGGCAGGAGCCTGCCCCCTCGGAGCTTGCAGGCGGCTGAAAATAGCGCTGGCCCCCGTACCAGCCATTGACCCCTTGATACCGTTATCTGCCAGAATCCCCAGCAGCGCGGTTGTGTCTTCAATACTCGCCCCCGCCGCCTCAGCAATCGGGGCGGCATACTTCATCGCCTCGCCCAGCTCAATAAGACCGGTATTAGATGACGTAAAGCCTTTAGTCATCACGTCTGCAACACGCTGAATTTGGGTTGTTGGTAAATTAAATGCCGACTGCATATTCGTGATAATGTCAGCCGCCTCGGAAATATCCACGCCTGCGGCGAGACTTAAATTAACCGTTGACCCCGTTGCGGCCAGCACGTCATCAGACTTATAACCCGACCGCGCAAGCGTCGTTTGCGTACGCGCCACATCACCAGGCGAGAATGCTGTGACGGCCCCAATATCTCGCGCCTGCTTACGTATCAGAGCGAGTTTGTCGTCATCCTTGCCAAGGCCCAGAATCGCCTGGGTGCCGGACATTTGTTTATCAAAACCAATACCCGGCGCAATAAAGCGCGAGGCTCCATAAAGCCCCGCGGTTGCAACACCAACGCCCGCCATACCCGCATTACGTACCCCCGAGGCGAGTTTTTGCCCGGCTTCATATCGGGCTTTAACGCTATTAAGTTTCGCCTGCTTAGCGCTGACCTGCTCCAGCGCCAGCTTTTGCCGGTTGAGCTGGTTCGTCGTCTCGCTGATGCGCCCCTTCAGGCTCTGCTCGTCACGGGTGAGGTTTCGGGTATTGATACCCGCCTGCCCGAGTTCGCGCTGCTGGCGCTTAACGGACTCGGTGAGGCTGTTATATTTCGTCTGCAACCCTTCCGCCGCCGCCTTTGCCGTCGCGAGCGCTTTCGCCTGGGCGCGGGTCGGACGCTCGGTGCTGGTCAACTGCGCGGCGAGCGCTTCGGCTTCGGCTTTCGCCTTTTTCAGTGACTGGCCGGTGACGGCGAGCTGGGCGCTCGTTTTACGAAAGCCCTCAATGCGTGAGGCCTGGCCGTTTAATTCCTTGAGGGTTTTCTGCGTGTCGCGCATATCACCCGACAGCGATTTGCTCGCTGTCTGGATGGCTTTAAACGGTCGGGTCGCCTGGTCCACGGCCTTTAGCAGCACGTCGATTCTTACGTTATTACTCATTTGAGTTCCCGCTACGCTGGAGCGCCTTTTCGCGCCATATGATGAGCTGGGTCAGGCTCATGGGATAAAGCTCTGATGGCGGCCAGTGAAAAATCACTGCGATATCCGCCATCAGGTCATCAACCATTAACCCTGGCGGGAACGTTAAGCCCCCGCATTCGGTGCCAAAAAACCGATTACCTTCGCGGCAATGCTCATCATATCCGGCAATTCCATACGGGTAATTTCCGCCTCGGTCAGCGCCGGATACGTCATGCGCGGCAGCACTTTAATCAGCGCGTTCACGTCCGAGCTTGCCACGTCGGCCAGGCTGACGCCGCGCAGGGTGCCCGCCGTCGGCTTCGTCAGAGTGATGGATTTAATCACCTCATCGCCGCGTTTAATCGGCGTGTCCAGGGTGATGAGATTCGGGTTAGTGGTCGTTTCAGCAATTTTAGCTTTTGCTTTGCTCATGGTTTTTTTACTCCGGGAATTTATTCGGGAAATACCGGCCAGGGTATGCCTGACCGGTCAGTTAATTACACGACGCCGAGGTTTTTGCGGCGCTGCTCCAGCCGGTCGACACCGTTCACCTTCTCAATCATGTTGATAGTGTCGATTTCAATCAGCTCCTTACCGTTCATAGTCAGCTTGTAGTACGTGCAAACGGTGCTGATTTTTGTCTCGGTGTCCTCACCCTGCTTGCTGTCACCGCCGTCAAACTCTTTGTGGCGCCCACGAACAACAATCTCGACCGGAATTTCCTCCTCGGTGTCGTCACGCTGGTATGAGCCCACAAAGCGCAGCGGCACGGCAGATGCACCCGGCAAGGCGTACTGCGCCCACAGGGTTTCGTCAGGAAAGCCGCCGATTGTCCAGTCAAACGTCAGCGCGTCATCGTCGAGGCCAAAATCCACCGGGGCGGCACCGTTCATCCCGCCGCCGCGATAGTTCTCCAGTTTGCGGGTGAGTTTCGGCAGCGTGACGGCAGAGACGACACCCAGATAACTGAGCCCGTCGTTAAACATATTTAAGCCCTTAAGCTTGCGTGGCATTGCCATTTTTCAGTGCTCCTTAGCCGTTCGCAGATGAAACCAGATTGGCAACATATTTATCGGTAATGCGCTGACGGAAAGTCAGGCTTTCCAGCGGCGGGATGGGGGTAAAGTCAAAATCAATCGCCAGCTTCCCGGCTTTCAGCAGCTCAACCCCGTTGACCGACTCGTCGAGCCAGCAGTCGCCCCCGGCGAGATAGCCGTTAGCAACCAGCTCGCGGATTTTGGCCTTGATACCGTCGATAATGTCGCGGATAAGCACCGGCGTAATCGGCTTGTCAACCGCCCACATGTGCGCCTCGGCCATCGTGTCAGCCAGAATCTGCGCGGTGCGGGTGTAGTTCTCAAAGATGAATAATGGATCGTCAGAACAGGTACGGTTTCCCCAGAAACGAAAACCGTCCTTGCGAACCAGCGTGGTGACCCCGGCCTCGTTGAGCAGGTCGGCGTCGGTGCCGGATGCCTGCAAATCCCAGAATACGGACTTGCTGATGCCGGTGACGCCCTGCACTCCGACGTTTGACAGGGTTTTATGCCAGCCGACGGTCTGGTCGATGTATGCCCGCAGGCCGAGGGCGCGAGCGGTGGCGTATGCCGTCGCGCTGGCGCTGGCCGTGGTATCCCATGCCACAAAATCAGGCCAGATAAGCATCAGCTCGCGCTGGCTGAAATTGTCGCGGTACTTGATGGCATCAGAGATTGTTTTGCACTCCCACGCGCTGACATAGCCAAAGGCGCGCAGGCTGACGCACACCGAGGCCAGGGCGACCGCCACCTCCTGCGAGTCCAGCCCCGGCACGCCGAGAATTCGAGGCTTAACCCCCGTCACGGTTTCGGCAGTCAGCAGCGCTTTCAGGCCAGTATTTTTACCGTTCTCATCCGTGCCACCAATGATGTTGGAAATCGTCTCGGCCTGCGCGGCCGCCTCGTCGTCATTGGTACTTTCGGCCACGCGCACCACCACAACAACCGGCTTGCACTGGTCAGCAATAGCCTGCAATGAGGTTGCCAAAGTGCCTTTTTTCCCGGCTTTGCCGATGGCGGTTTGTACGCTGGTAATTAATACCGGCTCATTAAGGGGAAAGGTCTCGGCGTCGGCATCGCTGGCCGTGCAGACCATCCCGATGATGGCCGTCGAGACCGTGGAAATCGTGCGCGTACCGTCGTTAATTTCAATGACCTGCACGCCGTGGTGATAATCACCCATTCGCGTTACTCCGTAGGTATTCAGGGGAGTTTATTTTCGCGGTTGCAGGGATGGCGGGACAGCAATCGGGGATGGGAGGGAGCTGATACAACACGAAAGAAAACGCCCTCAATGCGAGGGCGTCGGGGTTTACTGTTCGGGCGCGGCGGGCCAGTTGATGCCTGGTGCGCTGGATGTATCAACAGCTTCCAGCGCATCCAGATAATCAAGCCACAGCCCGTATCGCTCAAGTTCGTCGCCTTTTAGTCGCCCCAACGCAGCTTTGCCGGGCCATTGCTTACTGCTCATGTAATCATTTGCCTTGCCGATTCGTTCCTGCTTCTCTGCGTCGGCAGCAGCGACAAGTTCTTCATGCGTTGGTTCAGGTTTATCGGCCCATGTCGGGTAACCATCACTGCCAGCAACCCTTGTTTTCCCGATCGGGGCCGCTCCTGTAAATTCATTAAATATAGAATCACTAATCTCAACAGCATCAGTAGGCCATGTGCCACTCAGTTCATATGTATTTTTTAACGCAACAGCATAAAAAGCATTTTCTGAAAGAGAATAAATATATTGATTCATATTATCGCCCCACTGCCATAATCATTGTCCCGAAAGAACCGGCATTCAAAGAAACTTTCAAGGTGACTTTCGCTCGATCGGTTCCCATCATCTTATATGTTGGTGCTGGTGAGGTTGTTCCATCTGACCAAATGGCGGTGGCTGCTAATATGGCAGACGGAAAAACGATAGGATAGTTTCCTGATGTCCCGCCTACATCCGCACCGTTTACTGTCATCTGAAACATTTGCACTATATGGCCACTCGGCAATTGAAACCACTGAGAACCGTACGGAAATGCATTCATATCAGGGATCTGATTTGCACCCGTCCCTACCTCCCGTTTTGCTGCTTCTTTCAATTGAAGGTTTTCGAGAACCTCTGAAACAAGCCCGGCGTCTGCTATTTCCTTAAGGGCGTTTGCAATCAAAGGGTACTGTTTATGCGGATGAGCTGCTTTGATATGCTCATTCATCAGATTATCGGCATAGGTTTTCACCTCGATAACCTTATCATCGACATACTGGCGCGTTGCCAGCACGACCGCCGGGTCGATTTTCAGCGTTACCGCCTCGGTGCTCGACACAATCAACACCATGCGAATGGTTTGTGTGCGCCCGCTCCCCTCCTGGAGTTTCGGTTTGTAGGTTTCCGGGCAGTTCGCCACGGCAATTAACACGCCGTCATCGTCATACAGCCCAATTTCACGTATCCAGAAACCGCCCTCGTTTTCCGGGATAATCTGCTCGGCGATAATCTGGCTGGTATTGGTTGGATCAACACTCAGCATATTCAGCGGAGCGCGGCGTTGTTCACCCAACAATGCAGTCTGGGCGGCATCAGGCATGGGAAGCACTCCGCCCCCGTCACCTACGGCCAGCTCGGAAAGGTTCAGTTTTATGCCAAGCGCCGCGGCATTAGCCAGGCGGGCAGCACCCTGATTAGTCAGAATGGCAAAGAATTTCGCGGTCATGCGTTCACTCTCAGGTTATCAATTAAATGGATGGCCGAGGCGGGGTAATAATCTCCGCCAACGGTGATTTCCTCCGGCGTCCAGGGGTAAACGGTCAGGGCGTCACCCTCGTAGCACCCCGCCCCGGTATAAAACTCGCCGTCGGCGCTCAGGCTGATAGCAAGCCCCGTCAGGTGACGGCTCGCCGGTTTTGCGTCAGCAATCAGGCGTTCCAGCTCCTGATACATCTCATCGGTAATGCCGGTATCCAGCACACCGACGACCAGGCGAAACGTGCCGGGCTCCTCGTTAAGTTCCCACCACTCGCGCACCTCAATGAGATATCCCAGCGGCTCAACAACACGCCGCAGCGCGCTGATGGTGCCTTTATGCCGGTGTACAAAGTGCGCCGCCGCGACAACGCTGCGCTTGGTTGCCTCCGGCCAGCCCTCATCCCAGCGGTCAACAGAAAGCGCCCAGGCCAGATAAGGCAACAGCGCAAGCGGGCAGGTGCGCCAGTTCCACAGCATCCGCAGCGGCACCGGGACACGCCTTATTTCCGCCATCGCCTGCGCGGCAGCAACCTCCAGCGGGGATGAACCAACCGGCAAAAGCCGGACGCTACTCATCCGACGCCCCGACGCTCAGGTCATAACCGGTGCAGCTCGCCGCCTGACTGGTGGCGATAACAATGTCAGCCGCCGGGCTCGCCAGCTCCACGCGCTGCACCCCCTCAACATGCAGCGCGGCATAGATGGCAGAGAGACGAATATCGCGCCCGAGCCGGTGCTGCGTGGCAATGTATGCCTGTAATTTCTGCTCAGCCGCCTGCCGTATTGGCTCAGCCTCCGGGCCCGGATAAAGATGCAGCACCGCGTCAATCTGGTAAGGCACAATTTCGGCTGTCTGCACCGTCACCCGGTCAGCAACAGGCCGCACGTCCTCCGCGTTCAGCGCCTTATCAACAATGCCGATAAGCTCCTCACTGGCGGTGCCGTCGCCCTCACGCGATAAAACAGAAATGGTCACGCAGGCAGGCGACGGGCTCTCGACCGCAATATCCGCGACACGCCCGTCAGCGCTGCGGCCATGAAACTGATAAGCCCCGACTGGCCCGGCCACGCTCAGCCCTTCAAACGACTGCTGAATACGCAGGCGAAAATCACCGTCAGACTCCACCACCGCCGCCACCGGCGGAATGGCGGTATCGTCGCCAGGCGTAATAACCAGCCGCGCTACGTTGTTATTCGCGCCGAGGACGTCGAGGTTGTTGCCGGTGGAATAGGCCAGCATGACGGCCAGCGCCGACTCGTTAACCCGCTGACGCAGGATTAACTCGCGGTAGGCGTTTTCCTCCAGCAGTTTGACGATGGGCTCGGACTCAAGCGACAGGATGCGCGCAATCGCGTCCTGTTCATCCTCCGGGTAAAGAGAAATCAGCGTCGCTTTGCGCTCGGCCAGCAGGGTTTCATAGTCCAGCACCTCGACCACGTCCGGGGCGGGTAGCTGGCTCAGGTCAATGGTTGCCATATTCTCAGCTCAGGGGAATGGTTAGAGAAAATGACGCGCCGCCGGTGTCGGTACGCGCGCCGGTGATATCGACATACAGCTCGCCCGCTTTTGTGCTTTCAAAGCTGATGGCCGTCAGTCTGATACGCGGCTCCCACTTGAGGATGGCCATATAACACGCGGCCATAATTTGCAGGCGCAGCGCCGGGTTATCAGGCATATCAATCAGCGCCGACAGCAGCGAGCCGTAATCTCGCCGCATGACGCGGGAACCGATGGGGGTAATGAGAATATCGCGCACGCTCTGACTGATGTGCTCCGCGTCCGACAGACTCAGGCCGGTAACCCGGTTCATGCCGGGATAGCGCACCGTCATACTGGCCCCCCGGTCTGACTTCCGCCGCTTTGCACCCCGCTATGCTTATGTGAATGGACAATAACGCCGTTGGAGGTAAGCGCGCCGCCGGAATGCTCAATATTGCCGGTCATTTTGCCGCCCTGCTTAACCTCCAGCGAGCCGGTTGTCAGCTTGTTGGTGCAGACCACTTCCGGGGTATCCAGGGTGATTTGCTGGCTGGCTTTGACCGTCACCACCGGCACCGACACGACGACAGATTCCGACGCGGTGACATCAGCGGTTTTAACGCCGCTCACCTTCAGCGCGCTGGTTTGTGGCTCGTACTCAATGACGGCCCCGTCGGGAAAAGAGACGTGCATCGCATCAGCTGACGATGACGGCGCGGGGGAATCATCGGAGTAAATGCCCGGCAGGACAAAAGCGGTATCAAGCTCACCGCCCACGGCCAGCAGTAAAACCTGCTCATCCACAGAGGGAGCCCACCATGTGCGCGAGCGACCGGCGCGGGCCGTCAGCCAGTTGAGCCAGTCGGTCGTAATCCCGCCCGTTTCAACACGACATAACGCCCGCCCGGTGTCGACTTCGGTCACGATGCCGGTGCGGATAATGTTGCGCAGCGCTCGCGCTAGTTCCTGGATGTTTGCGATAGTATTCATAGGGGAAAGAATGCCGCCCGAGGCCACGGGCGGCAACGCATGAGCGTTTTATGAGGGGTAGCACAACAGCGGGTTACGACAGACGGGAAATCACTATTTCCTCAATGATATTTTTATCCTCCTGGCTGAATCCCAGCAGCGGGCGCTCATCATACTGCACCGGGTCGGCGTAGCGGTTCGGCTTATCCCTTAAGCCCTCCTGATGCACCCGCGCCATGCGCTGCACCCGCCCGGCAAATTCCACGACCGCCGCGTCGTTGGTGCCTTTGGCTTTCATGTAGCGACTGGTGCGCAGCTTCGCAAACATTTCACGTTTTAAGCGGCCCTTTTTTGCTTTCACCGGCTGGCGTTTGCGGGCGGCATACGGTGTGCCGTCCGGTGCCTGCTGGCGCTTAATCCGCCTTTGCTGCGAGGCCCTGAGCCGCTTCGCTATTTCCGCCGCCATGCGACGCCGCGCCGCAGGTGACAGACTGGCAATAAGCCCGGCGAGCTTATCCTCAAAGGGCTTAAAATCACTCATCCCACGCACTCACCAGCTCACCATTAACGTACAGCTCCACCGGACGCGGCACCGGCTCAGGCTCCGGCGGCTCAGGTACATGCCGGACGTGCAGCGCGTCACCCTCCTCTTTGACGATAACCCGCTCGGTCAGCATCAGGCTGATACTCACGTCGACGCTTTCGTCGGTGTTGATATCGGCCTCGTAGACAAAGCCGCCCTTCTGGCCCGCCGTCGTGGTCATAATATCGGGCTGATTTTTCCGCACCCACGACTGGATCGGCACAATGAGGTAATCCAGATCGCCGTGATAGTCCGTCACCCTGATATTCAGCGTGTACTGATTTTCAAACGACAGCGAGGTCGCCAGCGTCGAGCGGATTTTTCCGGCGTCGATAAAAATGCGCATCATCTCCGGGTTTTTATCCAGCACCGGCACGGCTTCACAAAGCGCTTTGCGCAGGCTAATCGGTTTCAGCATCGAGTTTATCCTGACAGTGTTTTATCGTTTCCACCTGGGCGGCACAGCTCACCCAGGCGCTTTCGAGCTGGCGAACGTCGTCGCTCAGGTCACCATTAATTCGGGGAGTGCTCGCCGGGAGCTGGCACAGCGCCACTTTCGGACAGCCACTGTAAATAATCGGCGGTAGTGGCGAAGGCGGGGCGGGTGTGCAGCCGGATAACATCATCAGGCAGCTCAGACTCGTACCAGTCACGCAGCGCTTTATTTTCATTGAGTAACCTCGTCATGGTTTTGCCGCGCCTCGCAGCAAGCGCGCTGGCAGTAGCCAGTTTGTTGATTAAATCCACCTGCGCCAGCTCGTTGCGCTGGCGGATACCAGCGGCGACGTTAAGCTGGTTTTTCAGCATGGTAATCTGGGTTTTCTGCTCACCGGCGACGCGGTTCGCTTTCTCAAAAGAGCGGGCAAGCTGGCCGTTCTCACGTTTCATCCAAATCAGACCCGCGACGGCCATCAGCAGCAAAATAATCAGCGTTTTCATCTGGCCCCCTTGAGGCAATAAGTCAGCTCCCGCGCCCGGCGGTTTTCGAGCCCGGTATTTTTGACGCCGTTGACATACACCCAGCGCGGGAGCTGGGCGCAGGCCTGCGCCCACTGCTGGCGATTGATAAACGAGACCAGCGTCGAGCGACAGGCGGCACCGGTGCCGACGTTAAAAGCAAAGCTGACCACGGCATCATAGACCGGCTGCGGCATGGCAACCGGCGCGCAGACCGCAAGCCTGCGCTCAACGTTCAGCACGTCGCCAACGAGATTCTCCGCCGCCCGGCGCTCGGTGATATCGCCTTTCGGCGTCACGCCTGCCGTATGACCGATGCCCGACGTCCAGACCCCGGCGCTGCACTGATATGGACGCAGGCGACATCCCTCAAGGTCAGCAATCAGCGCCAGCCCCTGCGGGGAGGTTTGCAGCAGCCTGAAATCAGGCACCAGTACCGCCAGCGCCAGCACGGCGGCCACGCTGCAACGTTTAACGATTGAGGCCACGTATCACCCCCTCATTCAGTCCCATTGAGCGCAGATAATTGAACGTCTGGCGGCGATACCAGAAATTCACCAGCGCGGTAAAAATTGCACAACCAACGCCCACATAAAGCGCCATTTTCTCCGGCATCTGCGCGCCAAAATACGCCAGCGCGACGGACAGCCAGTAAGTGACAAACGTCGTAATTTTTTCCATCGTCAGTCCCATAAATTCACCGTCTCCGTAACCGGGGAAGTCCTGATATCGGGCAGCTCAACGGCGGTGCCGTGCGGCATTTCTTCGCCCAGCTCAGCGAGGCCGGGATTAGCCCGCAGCACCACCTCGACCACGCCCTCGGTACGCCCGTAGTAGCGGGCGCAAAGCGCGTCCAGCGTGTCGCCCTGGAGGGCGATAACCTTCATCAGATTTGCCCGATGATGCAGCGCGATTTATCCTGCAACCGGGACACCGCCCAGCGCATATCGCGCCACATTTCATCAATAGTGCTTTCCACGCTGTCAGCCTTTTTGTCCCCCTTCGCGCTGGCATCCACGCCGCGATACCCCTCGTAAAGTTTCGCAGTCGCCATTGCCGTGACGGCTTGCAGGTAGTAAAAACAGCGCACACTTTCGCCGTCGATTTCATCCGCCGGAACATCGGCCAGGCGTTCATAGCCGAGGGCGGATTGAATTTCGCGATATTCTTTTAGCTCGGCGTTGGTTTCCGCCATACCGTCGATAATCGCCCGACGCAGGCGCACCGGCGTTACCGTGTGCTCCAGTCGCAGCAGCTCACGAACACGTACCGGCTCAACATCCGGGAAAAAAGCCGTGTTGCGGATAACCGCCTCGGCCACCGGCAGCGGGGGAATAACCACACCCTGCCCGGCCTGCGGCGCTCCAGGCTTACTGATAATCACAGTCGTCATGACAACCTCTAAATAGGTGGGCGGTGGACGCCGGTATTGATGAGGATGAAATCCAGTCTCAACCGGTGTGCCGCCCGGCGCGGGGCGCGTTCTGTTAACCGGCGGGCTTATCCGCCTTTTTTGGACGTCCACGTTTTCTGGCCGGTTTCACTTCGGCCTTACGCGGGCGCGGGGTTGTTCGGGGTTTTGCCGCAGGTGCGGGCTTAGGCTTCAGGGCGCTTCCCAGTCGCTCAATATCCTTTTTAACGCCCGCCTGCGGGTCAAGCTGCATGGCCCTGCGGAGCTGCGTCAGTGCCTCAACCTGCTGCCCGTGGTCACGCTGTACCAGACCGATGATTTTGTGCAGCTTAGCGCGCACCTTGTCGGGCATATCCGCTCCAGCGGTCACCGCCTGCGTGGTCAGTAGCGGGCCAACGTCGACAGGCTCCCCGGCAGCGTGGGCACGCATGGCAGCAAGGGCAACATCTTCGGCCAGTACATAAGGCGTGGTGCGCTTATGCCGGGATGGCATGGTGAGGCCGTACTGCAACGCATAGCGGGCAATCTCCAGCGCTCCGGCAATATCACCGGCGTCCAGCTTCCACAGCATGACGGTCATCACGATGTCATCCTGCGCGCCCTTGCCTTCGGCCAGCACACCGGCGACCCACGGCGCGTAAAACGGCAGCAGCTCGCGCTTTTTGTCGGCCTTGCGCTCGATGGAATGAATGGTTTTTAACGTGCGTTGGTCGGCGGCCAGCTTGACCAGCATCTGCTCGTAAGCAGAGGCATGACGCAGCGGGTTATCGTCCCGCTGCGCGGCCATCGTGGCCGAGACCCGCATCATGTGACGCTGCGCGGGGCTCGCCATAGGTTACTCCGCCCCGCCGTTATCTTCCGGGGAAGTCAGCGCTTTCAGGGCATTGACCACCGCCGCCGCAAAGACGTCTGCGCTTGCCGTTTCCGGGGTTTCGGCTTCGTCCTGCTCCAGAATCTCGATATTCTCAATCAGACAGCCGGCGGCGTAGTCTTCGATAACAAAATCGACCTTCACCTGCTCGTAGTTTTCCACCTGGTCGAGCTTCGGATTCTCGACGATGTGGCGGCGATGGCCGTCCTCGTAGAGATAGATAGAAATATTATCCAGCGTGGTAATGAAAATGCTGTTTGCAGGGAAGAACGGCGCGCGCACCGCCTGCAACTGACCGATGGTTTTCTGGCTGATAATCAGCTCACCGGCGAGCTGTTCGCTGTTCGCCTGGAACTTGTTAATCATCGGGAAATATTTGTCAGTCAGGATACGACGACCACAAATGACCACCATTTCCGGGTTTTCGCGGTGAATCTCATCAATCAGGGATTCGTGCGCATCCATCACCAGCGCGTCGAGGTTTGCGTAGTTCCCGCCTTTGGCTTTCGGGCCAATTTTGATGGTGTCGGAAACCACCGCGCCCTCGTCGTCGACAACCTTACTCATTACGCGGTTCGGCGCGTCGTTGCGGTACTTCTGCAACCAGCCGACCGCGACGTCCTGCAACATCGGGTTTTCGGTGCGGTTTGAAGTGGAGGCACGGCTCACGCCGTTAAAACCAATGGTGATGTAATCCAGCGACTGGCGCTTGACGATGGCGTTACGGATTCGGATCTGGAAGTCCTGGAAACGCGCCCACAAATCCAGCTTGTTATACTTCAGGTGATAGTCAAAGTTGACCGGCTTGCAGAAGTAGCGGAATGAATCAAGCTTTGCAAAATCGGCGGTTTTACGCTCGACGCCGTTGTCGGTATCCGCCGTGCTGGCAATGGAGCCGGTCACATCAATACCGACTTTTTCCTCCGTCAGCTCCTGCACCACAATCATATTGATTTGTTTCAGGAAGGAAGAGGACTGCTGGATTTTATCAAAGAGCTTCTGCGTCACCGACGGCTCGACGCTGAATTTTTTATTCAGATCGGCAACGTCGACGCCGTTCAGCTCGGCAATACGGCTCAGGTACTTATTAAATTCAAAGCGGGTTTCTTTACGCATTATTCATGATTTCCTGTTTAGTCGTTGTTATGGGCCAGCGGAGCTATCAGCAGTCGGTCAGACTCGTCTCGTCACCATCCCCGCCGGTGCTCTTCTGGCGGCGCGAATAGGTCTGGCTTTCTGTTTTATCCAGCGTGGTCTTGAGCGAGGTCAGCTCGGTCTGACTTTCGCCAACGCTGGCCGTCAGGGTCTGGAGGGATAATTCCACCGCCGCAAGGCGCTGCTCGGTGGCTTCGTGGTTGGCCTGCACCTGCTCAGTCACCACCGTCACCGCTTCATGTACGTCAGTAAAACGGGCGTCGTCGCTGGCCTGCTTGCGGCTGAAAATACCTTTCACCTTGTCGGCCAGGGCGGTAAACATGGTGTCGGCCTGCTCTTCAAATTCCAGCTCGGCGAGCGTGGCGACAGAAATCAGATTTTCTGGGCTGATTTTAAAGCGGTTAAGCGGGTTGGATTTTGCAGTGCGGCAAAACTCAAGGTATTCAGTGCCAAGGCTTGCCGGGTCATCAGTCACAGCCAGGCCAACCAGATAGCACTTACCGGTGTTGGCAAAGTTCGGCTGAATTTCCATTGATGTATAAACTTTCTGGCCCTTGCCGACCATTTCGACCAGGTTATCCAGCGGGGCAATTTTCGCGAACAGCGCCCATTTGCCATTAAGCGCGGAATCGTCCGCAATTTTTTCAGCCTTAAGTTCTGTCACGTCGCCGTAACGCTGGAAAATACTGTCTGGAATAATGCCGCGCAGGTGTTCAAGATTGATACGACATCCGTAAACTCGCGGGTCAAAAGATGAGGCCATTTCCTGAATATCAGTGCCGCTGATAATGCGGCCATCGCAGGTGTCACCTTCAACACCGATGCGGAAAAACTTCGATTCTTTCTTTGCCATTGGCAGGAGTCCTGATTGTGGATGATTGGGTCGGGGCTAGTTTCGCCACTCCCGCCCACACCAGCCACCCGTTACAGAAGTGCAACCCCTGACACAACAGCACCTTACGGCGCGCAGTCCATCATTTCTTTAGCCTTGCCTTACCCTATTAACGGCGAGGCATTCATGACCATCACCACTGACACCTCCATTCTTAACGACCCACGACGGCAGGCCGCCCTGCTCTACTGGCAGGGCTTTTCCGTGCCGCAAATCGCGGAAATGCTCAAGACCAAACGCCCCACGGTGCAGAGCTGGAAACAGCGCGACCAGTGGGAGGAAACAGCCCCGATAAGCCGGGTTGAAAACACGCTGGAGGCGCGATTAATTCAGCTCTATGCAAAGCCTGATTTGACCGCGCACGACTTCAAAGTCGCTGACTTTTTGTCACGACAAATGGAGCGTTTAGCCAGGGTGAATCGCTACGGCCAGACGGGTAACGAGGTTGACTTAAATCCGAACGTGGCGAACCGCAACAAAGGGGAGCGTAAGAAGCCGAAAAAGAACTATTTCAGCGAGGAGGCTATCGAAAAGCTCGAGGAGATTTTTTTTGCGGAATCCTTTGAGTATCAGCTCGGCTGGCACAAGGCCGGGCTGGCGCACCGTATCCGCAATATTCTTAAATCCCGACAGATTGGCGCGACGTTTTATTTCTCCCGCGAGTCGCTGCTGCGCGCCCTGAAAACCGGCCACAACCAGATTTTCCTCTCGGCCAGCAAGACGCAGGCCTACGTATTCCGCGAGTACATCATTCAGTTTGCGCGACTGGTCGATGTTGACCTGACCGGCGACCCGATCGTACTCGGCAACAACGGCGCAAAGCTGATTTTTCTCGGCACAAATTCCAACACTGCGCAGAGCCATAACGGCGACCTGCTGGTCGACGAAATTTTCTGGATACCCAACTTTCAGAAGCTGCGAAAGGTCGCCTCCGGCATGGCCTCACAGCAACACCTGCGCTCGACCTACTTTTCCACCCCGTCGACGCTGGCGCACGGGGCTTACCCGTTCTGGTCAGGTGAGCTGTTCAACAAAGGCCGGGCAGATAAAAGCGAGTGTGTCGACCTGGACGTCAGCCATGCTGCGCTAAAAAACGGCATGGCCTGCGCGGATGGTCAGTGGCGGCAGATTGTGACGATTGAGGACGCGCTCGCCGGGGGCTGCGACCTTTTCAATCTGGACACGCTTAAGCGCGAAAACAGCGCCGAGGATTTCCGCAATCTCTTCATGTGCGAGTTTGTCGACGATAAGGCGTCCGTATTTCCGTTTGAGGAGCTGCAACGCTGCATGGTCGACAGCATGGAAGCCTGGGCGGACGACTGGCAACCGTTCGCGACGCGCCCGTTTGGCTATCGCCCGGTGTGGATAGGCTATGACCCGTCGCACACTGGGGACAGCGCCGGGTGCGTGGTGCTGGCCCCGCCGGTCGTCGCCGGGGGCAAGTTCCGCATTCTGGAGCGCCACCAGTGGAAGGGGATGGATTTTGCCACGCAGGCCGAGTCCATCAGAAAGCTGACCGAAAAATACCACGTCGAGTATATCGGCATCGATGCGACCGGCATCGGCCAGGGGGTTTACCAGCTTGTCCGTGGTTTCTACCCCGCAGCGCGTGAAATCCGCTACAGCCCGGAGGTGAAAACCGCCATGGTGCTGAAAGCAAAAGACACCATCGCCCGCGGTTGTCTGGAGTATGACGTCAGCTACACCGACATCACCGCCTCGTTTATGTCAATCCGCAAGACCATGACCAGCAGCGGGCGCAGCGCCACCTACGACGCCAGCCGCAGCGAGGAAGCCAGCCACGCAGACGTGGCATGGGCAACCATGCACGCCCTTTTAAATGAGCCGCTGACCGCAGGTAGTGGCACCGCCCCCGTATCTATTCTGGAGTTCAACTAATGCGCTATGAATTTACCGGCCTGCAAGCCGCCACGTTAAAAAACCTCCTTTCCCACACCGGCTTTGAGTACCAGCGCCGCTGGTTTATTTCACAGAGCCGCACCCGCCACATCACCAAAACCCGGCAGTGCGGGGCCGACTGGTATTTCTCGCTTGAGGCATTGATTGACGCCATCGAGACGGGCCGCAATCAATATTTTCTGGCACCCGCCGCAGACTACGCAGTAGCGCAGAACCGGCAACGAATTGTTTACTTTTCCGCACTTGCGGGCGTAGAAATCCCCCAGGATGGCTCTTCTATCCAGCTGGCGAACGGTGCTGAAATTGGCTTTATGGGCGAGTACGACCATTTTGCGGCGAAGCATGGAAACGTTTATGTCAGTGAATACGCCTGGGCGGAAAAACCAGCAAATTTATTCAAGGTGGCTAAGGGATTGGCAGCACAAGTAAAATATCGCTTTACCGCCTATACAACACCCTCACAAAGTGACGAGGCCTACAGGCTTTGGGCGACAGAAAAACCGGAGAACCAGCAGCGACTGTCCGCCCAGGACGCACACGCCCAGGAGAGCATAATTCTGGATCTGCCCGCGCTTAAATCGCAGTATCCGGCAGAGGATTTTGACATGCTGTTTTCGGCTGTCTGGCCGCAGGAAAAAAATAAGGCGGCGAAATGAGCAAGCGCAAAAAGCAAAACACCCCGGCGCAGGAAGCGCCCCCGGCCCCATCACAAAAAATGGAGGCGTTCACCTTTGGCGAGCCGTCAGCCGTACTGGATCGGCGCGACATTCTGGATTACGCGGAATGCGTCACTAACGGTGACTGGTACGAGCCGCCGGTCAGTTTTACGGGCCTTGCGAAAACGCTGCGCGCCGCCGTTCATCACAGCTCACCGATTTACGTTAAGCGCAATATTCTCGCCTCAACGTTTATCCCGCACCCGTTGCTTTCACAGCAGGATTTCAGCCGCTTCGCGCTGGATTTTCTGGTGTTTGGCAACGCGTTTATTGAGAAGCGCCTGAGCATGACCAACCGGCTCTTAAAGCTGGAGACGTCACCGGCCAAGTACACGCGAAAAGGTGTAGCCGAGGGGGTTTACTGGTTTGTGCAGTCGTTTACCAGCCCGCATGAATTTGCGCCGGGCTCGGTGTTTCATCTGCTGGAGCCTGATATCAATCAGGAGATTTACGGTCTGCCGGAATACCTGGCGGCGCTCAATTCAGCCTGGCTGAATGAATCCGCGACGCTGTTCCGCCGAAAGTATTACCAGAATGGCGCACACGCCGGTTACATCATGTACGTCACTGACGCCGCGCAAAGCGGCACCGACGTCGACGAGCTACGCAAGGCCATGCGCAGCTCAAAGGGCCTGGGGAATTTTAAGAATCTGTTTTTCTATGCCCCGAACGGCAAGGCCGACGGTATCAAGATTGTGCCGCTCAGCGAGGTAGCAACCAAAGACGATTTCTTCAACATCAAGAAAGCGAGCGCCGAGGACTTAATGAGTGCACACCGCGTACCGCCGCAGATGATGGGCGTAATGCCGAACAACACCGGCGGATTTGGTGACGTGGTGAAAGCCGCACAGGTCTTTGTGCGTAACGAGTTGACGCCATTGCAGGAGCGAATGAAGGAGCTTAACGACTGGATCGGAATGGAAGTTATCAGATTTAAACCTTACGAACTTATTCCGACTGAATAACCCGCACATACAGCCGCTCACGTAGCGGCTTTTTTACACCCTCGCCTCACGCCCTCAGACGCGCCACACGCCCCGCACATCGATAATCACACCCAAGCGAAGCCGCACCGCCGAAAGCACCCTCACGACGCGCTCAGACGCTAAATAAATAAAATAAAAAGCGCCTCAGCGCGCAATGCTATCCCCGCCACGCCTGCCCGCTTCATGGGTCGCTTTTAATGCAGGTGCATGAACCGCCCGGAGCCGCGCCAGCACTGGCGCTAGTAAGTGATGGAGTTATTCAGAACTGGATGCAAGAACATGCGCCTAACGCATGCACCACTAAAATGGCAATAAAAGAAAAATCACTGAGAGAGCAAACTGCTAATTAATTTTCGACGCATTCCAAAAGCTTAGATCTAATCTTTGCCATCGCCAGAGGGTTTATTGTTACTTTTAAACAAACCGCTCACTACAAAACCAACTAACCCGACAATACTGACAGTCGTTGTACCCATCAATGCAATGATAACCGTTTCAGGGGGTTCGAATTTCATTTTAACTACATAACAAAATATGAGAAAGCCGACAAATGAACACCATACGCTCATAAAATGGTAGGTTCTCTCCGCCATCGTTTCGCGAAGTTTATTATCCGTGAGCAGCCCATCGGTTTCTGCATTTTTTCTTTTGGTTTCAGCCTGCATACCTTCAAGGTTAGTGCTAAGGGTTTCAACGCACTTTCCAAGTTCAGCAATTTGAAGATTAAGACTGGACAAATCCAAGCGCTGCATTGTCGCAGCATCTTCTTCTTCTTTTTCAACTTCCTCGGTTATCTCTTGAACCGTTTCTGGTTGATGTTGCTCACTCGCTTGTTGCCCTTCACTTCCTAAGGCTGCGGATGCAGTTTTAAGGTTCTCCTCAGCAGCCTGAAGTCGCTGAAGCAAATCCCTATCAAGCTCTATAGTTACTTTTTTATTTTCTTCAGGCATAAAAAACCCCGTACATAGACGGGGTTATATTAGTTCGGACTTATAGTCCAATGCAATTGGTATCGCCTTGCAGCAACTTTTGATAGTAATCCTGGATTACAGAGTCTGGAATGATATCCAGATAATTATCTGTCGCTTGCTTCCAAGGAGTCCCTTCACGATGGGTAAAGGATGATAAATCCTCAGCAGAATACTTCCCATAAACGTTATAAACGTTCTGTAAAAGCTGAGTTGTCATTGGATCAAATTGCTGAGAAATGGCTGGTGGAACCTGTATTGGCTGGGTTATAGGCATACGACCAAACCCTTTTAAATAATTATATAAAACAGGAACAACAGGACCATAACGCCAAGCGCAAACAGGCGTGGTTAACAACGGCGTACCCTTGTAACCCAAATTTATGCCGTGAGCTATGTAAGTCAGCTTTTGCGCTTGCATCTGGGTGATTGGCGTACCAGCCGCGCAAGCAAGCTCTATAAACTTATTCGCGATATTCAATGGGCTGTACATACTCAACCTCCTTTTTTGTTCATCCGACGCTATAAAAACGACTGAGAACCTTCAAATTATTAAACTGCTTCTAATCAACTTATAGGCCGTTCTAAAGCCTGTCAATGCTCGTTAAGAGCTACAAGCAAACTCTTCGTTGCGCGCGGAGTATAAATTTGATAAGGGGCATACGCAATCAGCAAAGCATATATTTTTATATAATTATATATGTCAAAGCCACAAAAAAACACTGTATAAAAACACAGCATACACTCAATTTTGTAAGTTACAAGGCTACTACCCACTCACAAAACCCGGCCATTCATCAGCGACCGGATAAGAGAATTTTTTCCTGCATAGCTAACCACTGCCCCACATGAAAGCACCTCAAGCTCCCAGCGCTGCGGGGTTATGCCCTGCTGCGACAGCTCAAAGCGAATCACCCCTGGATTATTTAAACAACCCCGTAGCACATAGAAACAACACTAACGCCTGGCGGGGTTTGCTATGGTCGACGTGGTGGCGGAATTATCGGACCTTTCGCCGGTGTGAACGGTCCATTTTTCGGATTGCTGATATCACGGAGCTTACCGTAATTATCCCGGACTATTTCGGCACATCCGACAAGCTCTGTGGGTGTCAGATTCTCATTGACCATGATTTGCTGTAGCCGGTGCACAATAGCCATTAGCTTTATGTTTTTGGTTTGATGCTGCGGAATCTCTCGCGGCAGTCGATATAGTTCGTGCATTTACCAGTCTCCACCTTCAACGTGTAGTGTTTCAGAAAAGAGCGCCACTAACTCATGATTTGCGGAGGCATCCCTTCCACTATGTGTATCCCCGAGAACCAACGCTAAACCATCACCACCCGCCGTGTAATACTTAGCCTCAGGGAAGTGTTCACGCACCTCTTGACGTAGTTTTTCCAATGCGGTTGATAAGCGATAAAAACGAGCTGATGCGGTAGGCATCACGTCAGATAGGAGGTTGGTCGCGGTGGCTATGCCTTCGCTATCCTCGATAACTCGTTTAATTTCGTCGGTGTACATGGTCATTTAATCATTCTCCATCGTTGAAAACCCCGGCCACCCATCAGCAGCCGCGTATTTGAATTTCTTATCGCCATAAATCACCGTTGCCCCACGCGTCAGCGCCTCAATCTCCCAACGCTGCGGGGTTATGTCCTGCTGCGACAGCTCAGCGCGAATGCGCGGAATGCGGTCGCGCTGCTGGCGGGTTAAACGTGCTGACGGTGCGTGATTGCTGGCTTTAGTCGGGTTATGGCTTTGCTGCGACGACTTCGCCCTCGGTGACTGTTCGCGTAAAGCTCCCCGGAGCACCGCTTTAACGTCGGTGTCGCTCCAGCTCACATCCCCGCTATCGAGAAGATTTAGCACCGCTGCGGCTTGCTCAGACGGTGCAGGGGTCATATCTGCGCCGGTGTTAAAACCACCTGACCCACAGTTATTGACAGGACTCCGAGGGGCGGATGAACCGCCCTTTAAAGTCAAAAGATTAAGGTCAACGTCAACGGCCTTAGCGACAATGCGCCACTCTTCGGTGCGGGTGACGTGGACACGATCCGCGCCAAGGTGCGGGGCGAAAACGCCAACAACTTTTTTAACTTCCTCGTCGTAGTCGTTTCGCTCTTCCAGAACTTTGCGGGCAACCCTGACAGTCTGCGAATCGCGGGGAACATTCGCCCCGCCCTGCGCAGCGATATACAAATCAAAATCACCGCAATCAGCCGCAGCGCGGGCAGCTTCGACCCGCTCGTCAAATTCACTGGCAACGCTGACACCACGCGGCAACTTACGCAGCTCCCGGTAAGCGCCCATTGTCGGTACACCAATCGTTTTAAACTGAGGAATTCGCCACGTAGACGCCCAGGCGTTAACGGCTGCGGCGGTTTCCGTTAATGGTCTGCCGGTGTCGTGGTCGACTTCACCGGCCAGCGCGTAACCGTCGATATTTTTTGCGATATATTTCGCGACATAACCCGCCGCCTTACCTTTGATTAAATGCTTGCAGTCAAAGCGATTTTTAGCCGCGCCTCGCTCGTTGCCATCTTCTTTCATGGCGTAGCGGCGCATTATCTCGACAATCTCTTTTCGCTGGCTGCGTTCGCAAAACAGCATCATGTGCCAGTGCGGCGTTCCATCATGGTGAGGCTCAACGACGCGCAGGCCGTAAACTTGCAGGTCGTTATCTTTAAACGCGGTGCGCATTTTGCTGAATATGTTGCAGAGATAACGTTGGCCGTCTTTTGGGCTGTACGCCTCGTCATTCCACTTATGATTGAGTTGAACGGTCTTATCTTTTCCCACGATGCGCGTCGGGTGATATTTTGATGGCGTGGTGAGGGTGATAAACATGCCGATATGGCCCACGCTGCCCGCGTAACGCTCAATCCCGGCAATAGTATTCATCAGCTCCATACGGCGGATTTCAGGGTTAGAAATACTTTTGAGCACTTTATCAATCAGGTCGATTCGATCGCCTGTATTGACGTTCTCCAGCTCGCATTGTTTCAGGTATTCCAGATTAGCCAGGCGGCGCGCCTGCACTTCCCGCACAGCCTGTTTACTGGCGTAAGGGGAATAGGTTTTATTCACCAGGCCAGCAGCAATCAACAGCGCTTCATTCCAGCGGGTACGCTGCGCCTTAAGCTGATTCAACCACCATTCATCTTTAAACAGGCGACTAACAGCCGAGTAGGCATTGGCTATCGTTAGTTTACCCTTGCGGTATTTTTTCCAGTGCAACGGCGTGACGTTTAAAGCGCGAGCCGCCCCGGCCACCTTGCCGTAAAGATATGATTGTGCGCTGGCCGTGAATAACACCTCGTTTTTATCCCCCTCGCTTTCATGCTCAGCGGCAAAGGCGTCAGCCAGCTCATCGTAAGCAGAAAAAAGCGCCGCAGCGATACGACCGGCCAGCTTTTCCAGCTCCTTACTCTTCAGCATCGGCAGGCGGGAATATTCCTCACTTTCAGACAGAAAACGCACAGAGGCGTTAATGTTCATGCCGTGGCGAGCGTTCACCTTTTCAAGGCGCGGCCATGTTCGGTCTTTAAACGTCCTGGTCAGGAAACGCAGGCCGCCAACCTGGCCGAGTTCTTTTTTCTTCGTCAGCCAGCGGTTAGTAAAGTGCGTTGCGAGGTTATGAGGCAGGGAATTAATCAGCGAGAAAACTTCTTGCGCCTGACGGTATTCGTCACGCGTAAGAGGTCTGTCATTCGGATCGTAAACGGGTGTATCGCGAGGTGCTGCGGATAAGTAAATACCAGCCATTACTGCGCTGGTATTTTTCAGATATGGAGCCGGGGCTCTGCGCCCCTTAACGTTAGCCTGCATGGGTTAAAAAAGCCTGCTCGCAAGCCTTGCCGATACGGTCGATTTCCGCCGCCATTTCAGCAAAGGACGTTGCCGCCGATTGCTGGAGTTCGCGGTGGATCAGACCACTCACAAGCTGGTTAATTTTCGGGTAATAGCCGACAGCATTCAGCCATTCATTGCCCGCATTCTTGCCAGACTGAGCAATTTTCTTTTCATTTAAAATAAACTGGAATGGGTCGCTGGTTATGACCCATTTATCACCAATAGCGATATTGACAGACATTATTGCCCCTTAGAGTTTTCAAGACTATTGATAGCATCCCGACAGGTCAGCGCGACCGAAGCCATTTCTTTAAGCAATTCATCCTGATTAGTAACGGTTTTAAAAAAAACGGCACGTTTAATTAATAGCGTCGTCACATCGGAAATAAGCGTTAACGGGTTCTGATATATGGCCCGAGTCAAATAACAAATCTCACCCAATTTTTTATCCTGACGCACATCAGCCAGCACATAATCTCCATCGGAATCTCTGGTGATTGAGAAACATTTTTTGATAATGACGCGAGGCGAATCGGCTAGCATGAAGCACCCCCAATACCCAGACCCGCATTGTGCAGCTTCCGGGATTCCACTTGCAGCAGCTCTACAATCTCAACGGCTGATAGTTCATTGCGGACAACGTGGCAAATTAGCCCATCAAGATGGGATGAAATTTTAACAGCCGTAATTTTTGCCCCTTCATTACGAGCAGCCTCCAGTAATGAGTTAAGTTTCTTTACTTGCTGCCCTTCGCTTAATTCCATATTTATAAGCCTCAGATAAAAAAAATCCCTACGCAGCTAAGCGCACGAAAAAAATATTTCCTATTTAATTAATGCAGATACTGCTCAGGCTTGACCGACGTTAATATCTTCGGCGTATATTCAAAGAGATTGAATAATTCACGCAGGGCGCGCAAAAGAGCATCGCGCCAGATGCATTGCTCATTATCAATGCGCCAGAATGGCTCGTTAAATTCATCCTCGGTTAACCTGGCATGAAGGAATAAAGTGCGGCGCAGGCTGACGGTTAGCTTGCCGATAAACCCAGAATTGCTAAGGCCAATTTTCCGGCATCTGGAGAACGCATTACACAGCTCATCAATGGCGCACACTATGCGCTCGCGGTCGCAGTCGTTCATTTCTTCCAGGCGCATAACAGCATGGCGCTGCTTTAGCTGCGCGTGAAAACAAATAGTCAGGCGCTCGCGCTCGAGCATACCGTTATAAAAATCACAGCTTTCTTTCCAGCGGGCCGGGGCTACGTGCTGGGCAATCAGGCCACGCAAGCCCGCAGGCTGGTTATTCACAGTGGCAAGCGTCATTACTGTCATTTGAGCAACCCCTTCGATTTCAACCAACGGACAAAGGTAGTTTTGCCGGGGCGGCGAGCCTGGCGAATGATGACACCCTGGCGGCCTTTGCCATGGGTGATATAGAAATCCATCGGGCGGGTTGCCTGATGATTGAGAAGTAATTGGGCGATGCAACGAGGTTCACGCATAGTTAAAGCCCCATCCAAAGCAACCAAGCGTCGCGCTGCTCAACTGGGCGATTATAAAACGCCTCACGGACACCGCGATTAAACTCAGGCACAAAGATTAATTTTTCACCTGCGCGGGCCTTTGGTTTAGCTGGATCGCGAAACTCAACAACCGGCAGCTTGTTTTTTTCAATCATTGTGGTGACTGCGGTACGAGTTTTTCCCAGCAATTCCGAGAACTTATCAGGATGTACAGCGTCAAGCGGGTATTGGATAACGTAATCGTTCGCTTCCATAACACTCTCCATTCTCATTTGGTTACATGCTAACCTTATAGGTTCCAGCCTCTTTAAAACGGCTCAGGATGCTTCCTGAGGGGCTGAGCGCATCCGATTTGGTTTTAAAAGTAAAACCATTGAGGCGATTCTAGTTTTAGTTTTGGAACCTTGTCAAATGAAAATGGGTGAGAAAGTGAAAGCTATAAGGGCGGCGGAAAAGATTACGCAAATAAATTTCTGCGAAATCACAGGCATACCGCTTAGTTCTTTGAAAAATTATGAAGGAGGGCATTCCGAACCAAGCCTAACGAATATGCTGATGATTACCTCAACGCCACGATTTGAAAAATACACGCTGTGGATAATGACAGACAAAACCGCACCAGAAGCCGGACAAATTAGCCCGGTCGTCGCACACTCTGGGCAAGAAGAAACAACATCGTCACACTCAGGCCGCAAAACTGGCTAAGCGTTCACCAACATTACATGCATATAAAATGCATGTTATTGATTGAAAAATACGCCAAACATACTCACAAAGAAGTACACAAAGTTAAACCTAGATTAAACCGGAGGGTTTCCTGATGACAATCAAGAAGCTCGATGATGGTCGCTATGAAGTGGACATTAGACCGCGCGGGCGCGAAGGACGTCGCATTCGCCGGAAATTTGAAAGGAAAGCCGAAGCGATAGCTTTTGAACGCTACACGCTTGCGAATGCCAATACTAATGAGTGGGCAGGCCAGCAGGCTGATAGGCGAACGCTTAAAGAATTATTGGATGTATGGTGGAAATATCACGGCCAGAACCATGAACACGGAACGAAGGAATTTAATCACCTGCTCAAAACAATTAATGGGCTTGGTGACATTCCAGCCAGCAGGATTAACAAAAGATTATTGATGGATTACCGTTCCGTACGCCTGAAAGACGGTATCAGCGCATCGACAATCAACCGTGATATGTATCGCCTTTCCGGCATGTTCACCAAGCTGATTCAATTAGAGGATTATTCGGGAGTTCATCCTGTTCACGGGCTGCCACCTCTAGCGGAGGCCAACCCGGAAATGACATTCCTAGAGAAAGCAGAGATTGCCAACCTGCTGAATGCTGTTTGCGGCGACGATCTGTTAGTCGCATTGCTGGGGATTAGCACTGGTGGAAGGTGGACGGAAATCGCAACGCTTAAACCCTCACAGGTAGTTAACTGCCGAGTTACGTTCCTGAAGACCAAAAACGGGAAAAAACGAACAGTACCTATCTCTGACGAACTGGAAAAGATGGTTAAGAAGAAAGCCAGCGGGAAACTTTTTAAAGTTGATTATGAAAAGTTTTGCAAGATTCTGCGTAGGGTCAAGCCAGATATTCCCACAAATCAGGCAACACACATTTTGCGACACACCTTCGCGAGCCATTTTATGATGAACGGCGGGAACATAATTGCCTTACAGCAGATTCTGGGTCATGCGAATATCCAGCAAACGATGGTTTATGCCCATCTGTCGCCGGACTATTTGCAAAACGCTGTTGCATTAAACCCACTTGCAGGAGGGGTATCGCTATAA